AGACCCTTTGCACCCGGGTAACGATCCCGGACCCACCTCCGTGTACTGGAGGCCGGCTCACCTGAGCCGTTTACCCTAATCCACGGCACAGTTCGAACCAGCTTATCAGCCCCACCGCTTTGGCGCTAACCCGACGACACGGCTCGCAAAGCCTAACACGCGCAGCCATACGCGTGCTCGTCGGTTTGTATTATGGCTGAATCAGCTAATCTTCCCTGTCCGATCACAACGTGAGCAGTGGGAGGCCAGCTTCTGCGGCTCCGTACATCCACTTGCCCATGTCATAAGCGCCCTTGACAGCAGCGCCCACATTGGCAACCACCTTGAGAGCGGTGGCGCCAGTATCGTACCACCAGTTGGGGTCCTGTTGCACGAGCGCGGTGCGAACCTGATCGATCGTGTTCATGCTGTTGTCGGCTGCTGCTCCGTTAGAGACAATGCCGACATTCTCCTTGGTCTGCCACTCAACGACGAACGTATACTTGATGCGCAAGCCGGAGGCGGCAGGGAGACCGGTGGCAGCAATCATGATCACGTTGCTATCGGCGGTGTTAGGGGTGGTGAAATTACCATTGACCAACGTATACGCCTCATCAGCACCCGACGGGGCCCACCTAACCTCCAGCTTGTCGGCAGGAGTGCGAACCGTCTGAGGACAGATGGACTGAAAACGGAGGGCAGTGGCAACGTCGCCCTGCGAAATCGCCGAAGCGGGCGTGTTCGCTATACCAATGAAGCCCGAACGAGCGGACTCAGAGGCATTTGAGTACACGGTGATGCAGGCTGCAACAACGCGAGCAGCGCGCGCATTTGCGGCAAGGAAAGCGTTTCCAGGCCCAATGGCAGAGTTCCAGGCAACTGTGAGGGCGCTGGCGCCGGTGGCGCCTCCTGCTGCCCAGATGCTGTTACTCGCCGGCTGCCAGGCGACGACGCCGGCCGTCTCGCCAGCTGCTGTGAAGACATCTGCGATGCCAGTAAAGCGCTGTACATAGCCTGTAGAGCCGCCACAGACGCTTGGACAGAGGGGTGCTCCGCAGGGGTCTCGAAGCAGTCGGCAATGGGCGCGAGCAGCTGCGTCCAGCATAGCCCCATGGGACCTTTCGCGCATGCGGCGCTTGGGCTTGGAGCCCTTCTTGCGCTGCTGCCTGGCTTTGGACTTCTTCACCATCAGGTAGTTTGCGGGAAGTAGAGGTGGTTTGTAGGTAGTGTGACGTGAGCTGGGATTGCGAAGCGTGTTGGCTTGACACGCTGGGGACTGTCGAGGGGGTGCTTAGGTGTTATTGTCGAAAGGCTGGCCTCCATGGCCATCTGCTGGTCAGGGGTGATGCCGAAAGCCAGCGTGTACGAAATCCTAGCCTGCCATGTGACAGGTTTCGGGTCGCTCGGCAAAGCCCCGGACAACCAACCCAGCCCAGAATGCCTGTCCAACTCACACTTGCCCGGGCGCGCCCCGCGTTGCATTGCGAGGTAAAACTCTTGTTGGCACGGCACCCCGCAGGCTACAGCAACCCCCGCTTTTCCGACCGCGTAACGCCAGGCGTCATAAACGCGAGGATCACGCAGGTCCTTAGTTGAGGTGCTGTCCTTAGAGAAAACCGCGTTGTGAGTACGCACCAGCCTCCACCCCCCGTCTGCCCAAAGCGGACGTGCCTGACAAAACTCCACTCTCTCCAGTACTCGCACGGGTTTTTCAAGGACCATGGTGAAGCCGTAGCGTGTGAAGTAAGCTGGTAAGGCCTCAAAAGCATCATAGTCCTTGCGCCGACACATTATGACCGAATCGTCGCCGTTATTGACGACCCTGGCCCGGATCTTGTTGTCAGCTATAAACGCGTGGAGCAAAGCGCACATGAGCAAGGTGTTGCCCAAGCTCGTGTTCATGTCCCCGGAAGAACGGGTGGCCTCGACGTTGTACGCGACTATACCGTCACGCGCCACGCCTACGCCTACGTTGTGTTCCTGCATCTTCAGCAAGCGGGCTAACTCGGGATAGGCCTTAAAAATGGCCTGGTAAACCGAGTGTTCCCAGCGGAGAGCCTGGAGGTTGATGTGCTGGTCATAGCGGTGCGCGTCTAGCCCAAAAGCCATTGCGTCGTCGCCAATGGAAAACCAGCTGTCTGCCACCATTTTACCGGCGGCCGAACTGTCCACCCCCTTAATCACCACTGGGTAGCCAAATACGTGGTTTATAGCCTCGTAAATGACTGGCTCAGCTCTCTTGATGAAGACTCCGAGGGCAATGTTGTATCTCGGACTGCGCGCGGATATAATACGTGGCGCTGCCGAGTACTTAAGGCGCTTCTCGAACTTCACAAACCGCTTGCACCGGCCGTCGCGCTTGTCGATGGGTCTCCCCTTCAACGAAGCAAGTGCGCGCTCGTAGACCAAACGTTTACCCCCTGTGTACCCCGCCACGAATTCCTCGTGTGTGTACGGATCCAGGTGTTGCGCCGATCGTAAGAGTTTGCCCTTGAAGTCGTCGAGGATATCAGCGATTTTGTGCGTTGGCCGGGGAGGGGGCACGGGGCCCTCCTTACTGGCAACGAGGAAAACGCGCTCTCGAACCCCGTGGATAAGATTGTCGAGGGTGTCATTGAACGCGTAAACTGGCTCGCCGCTGCCAATTGGAAGTCTCCAAACCCCCCTTTCCCGCGGTTTTGCACCGATGGAGCGTACCCGCATCTGCACCAACTTCTCCTGCCGCGGTAAACAGGTGTCGGTCGCAGCGCTCCATACGGCATACCTTCATCTGGAAGAGCCACCCAGGCTGGGCCTCTGTCCAGACTCCTGAACGCTGTGAAGGCGCGCCAGGAGGTCGGTCACTCCCATGAGCTCCGACTCCGCGAGTAGCACGGCGGGAGCGTACATTGTACGTTTGAGATAATAGGCCTTAGCCACGAGGGCCAGTGCCTGCGCCCGCACATGTGTCGGGACGCTCGTCATCTCCCGCAGATAGCGCGCAGCCACGGCCTCGACCAACCGTGTTGTCTCATCGCTGCGTTCGCGAACCCCAGGCAGGTCGAGCATGGCCTTCGTCGCCACCTCGAGCGCCAGGTTAATGGCAGCCCTGGTAGCGTCTGAGCCAAACAACTCCCTGCGCAGTGACCCGTTCACTTTGCGCCTCTGGCGGCGTGCCACTGTCCTCTTGTTCACCCCGCCCTGGTCCGGCTGCTCCACGCCGGTCTCGAGGGTCTCCTCATAGGTACCCTCCTCCGTCAGCTCCTGTAGCTCAAAGGCCTGTATGTGGCGGTCCGAGAGAGTGGTCGCAAAGGCTTCTGCATCGCGTGAGAGGTCGGCCCTGTTTCCGAGCAAAGCGCTTGACCTGAGGCACATGAAAGCGAAGCAGACGCTGACGGCCGTAGACACGGCCGTAGCTGTCTTCGTCTGCTTGCCCGTGGCCAATGATGCCAAGACGCCCATGCCCGCGATCATTCCGAGCCCGCGTGCTGCCTTATGTGGGGTGCAAGGGCCCAGCATACGCCGGTACCACGGCGACAGAGCAGCTGGAGTAGTCGCTACCATGCGAACAGGGCCCCAAGCAGCTGCAGCTGTATACCACGTAGTCACCGTCGTGAAGCTGGATATCCCCAACGACACCCACCTTGATCCACTCTCCGTTCTCAAGCAGCATGCTGCCGCCAACAGGCCAAATGATGCTGCCCAACGCGCGCTCAAGCGGAGGTCCGTTGCAGCCACATGGGCAGCCGCGACTTCCCCCGCAATCCCTGACATCGCGAATGGCCTGAACCCACCAATCAGTCGCGTAGTGGCTGCATCGTGAGGCCCAGTAAAGGGACTGAAGAGCGAGCGCAGCGGATTGATAAGCGTAGAGAGCACGCCTTCTGATGGTGGGGTGTGGGTCCCCGGATCTGTCAAGGATCGCTGCCGAGGCACAAAGCGCGCGACGGGCAGCACGCGTGACCCTGGCCGCTTCGTAGGGGCAGACGTACCCTCCATCTTCGAGCGTAGTGACAATGAAGTCAGCCCGATCGTGGTAAGTAGGGCCGAATGCTTGCAACTGGGCGGCAAGAGACATGCGCGCTGGCTAGACGCGGCAAGTTTTAACGAGGTTGCACTCGATGCGTCGCACACCGCCGATACGAATGGCAGTGTACTTGCGATGGTTAATGGCTAAGCCATAACCAAATCG